TAGCGTATAATATGTCCAATGGGAATCCGGGACATTTTTACATCATCAAAGCCAGCAGTCGAGGTTACAGTCGATGCCGCTTCTACCCCTGCGCCGTTTAATAACACGGCTTCATTTAATCCTTTCGTATTTACTCAGTCAGTAGCTTCTCGCCAGCAAGCAATGGCAGTTCCAACTATTGCTCGCGCCAGAAATATCATTTGCTCTACTCTTGCATCTCTACCACTCGAGCAATATTCAAAACTCGATGGATCACACATGGGTACACCTGCTGTTATCAATCAGCCAGACCCACGCGTTCCCGGCTCTGCAATTTATGCATGGCTAGCAGAGGATTTACTATTTCACGGCGTTGGCTATGGACAAGTCATGGAGCAATACGGTGATACCGGCAGAGTCCGCGCATGGACTCGCGTAGCCCCAGATCGCGTAACTACTAAACTTAATCATTTACAAACAGAAATCGTTGGCTACCAAGTAGACGGTTCAGTAGTTCCTAATCAAGGAGTCGGTTCATTAGTAGTGTTTTACGGCCTAGATGAAGGATTACTAAATCGTGCAGGCCGCACAATTCGCGCAGCTCACGCCCTTGAGCAAGCAGCCGAAACTTTCGCTAAAGAACCAGTTCCACTTCAGGTTTTAAAATCTAACGGTACTAATCTCCCAGCAGAGAGAATTTCAAAGCTTCTTGAGTCATGGAGAACCGCTCGCCTTACTAAATCAACAGCGTTCTTAAATGCTGATGTTGAATTGCAGGCGTTGGGCATCGATCCAGCCAAACTACAGCTGAATGAAGCTCGTCAATATGTCGCTCTGGAATTGGCTCGCGCCTGCAACCTTCCTGCATACTTCGTAAGCGCAGAAACTACGAGCATGACATACAGCAACTCTGTTTCGGAGAGGCGTTCTCTTATCGACTTCTCCATGAAGCCAATCCTTGCAAGTATTGAACAGCGTTTATCTATGCCGGATTTCTGCCCGTCAACTGGGGTTATCCGTTTTAGCCTAGACGAGTTCCTACGGTCAGATGCATTGGCTCGCGCTCAGGTTTACGAGATTCTTAATCGCATCGGTGCTATGAGTATCGAGCAGATTCAAGAGCAAGAGGATCTTATCGATAACAAGGAGAACTCATGAAAATAACCATGCCATACGCCATTACAGCGGCGGATACAGAGTCTCGCATTATTGCGGGTCGCATCGTGTCATGGAACGCTGAAGGTAGCACATCCGCAGGCCGTACTATGTTTAAGTCTGATTCCATCACAATGGCAAAGAACATCAAGCTAGTTCTACAGCACGATGTCACTCGCCCATTAGGCAAAATGGTTTCATTCGAACAGGATGCAGAAGGCATCACAGCAGAATTTAAGATCGCAAAGACAACAGCCGGTAACGATGCACTCGAAGAAGCTGCAACTGGCCTTCGCTCAGATTTTAGCGTTGGCGTAGATGTTGCAGAGTGGGATAACGAGGATGGCGTAATGGCTATCAGCGCATCTAACCTCATCGAGGTCAGCTTGGTCACAGACGGGGCTATACCCGGAGCAGAGGTCGCGAAAGTAGCGGCTGAAGATACAGAAATTTCTGAGACATCTCAGGAAGAAACACAATCAACTACAGAAGGAGAACAAGTGTCAGACACTACCGTTCCAGAAGTTGCTCCTGCCGCAGAAACGGTAGAGGCTGCAAAGGTTGAAGTTAAGGCTGCAACAGCACCTTATATCTCAACAACTGTTCGTAACCCAATCGTTGATAAGGCTTCTTATCTCGAGCACTCAGTCCGTGCCTCACTAGGCAACGACCAATCAAAGATGTATGTTGCAGCAGCAGCAGACACAACAGACAACGCTGGTCTCGTACCAACTCGTCAACTTACTGAAGTTATCAACGGCATCTCAAACGCAGACCGCCCATTGATCGACTCAATCTCAACAGGCGCACTACCAGATGCTGGTATGACTTTCGAGATTCCTAAGATTACAGTTGCTCCAACAGTTGCAATCGCAGCTGAAGGCGGAACACCATCAGAGACAGACCAGAACGCTGCTTTCGTTTCAGTCGATGTTAAGAAGTACATCGGACAGCAGACATTCTCACTCGAGCTTCTAGATCGCTCATCACCTGCTTTCTTTGCAGAACTCGTACGCCAGATGGAATACGCATACGCAAAGGCAACAGATACAGCAGTCGGAACCGCACTCATCGCAGGCGGAACAGACGGCGGAAACCGTACTCTCACAACAGGCGCTCTTGCAGCTGATTTCGTATCAGATGCAGCAGTTTCAATCTACGAGAACACACTCGGATTCGCAACAAACATCGCAGTATCTCCAGCACAATGGGGCGTACTTATGGGCTTGGTCGATTCTTCAAATCGCCCAATCTTCCAGCAAACAATCAACCCACAGAACGCAGGCGGAACACTTACAGCAACAGCAGTTCGTGGAAACCTTCTCGGTCTCAACCTTCGCGTAGCTCGTAACCTTTCAGGTACAGGCGATAACTCAATGATTATCGTTAACCCAGATGCTTACACATGGTACGAGTCACCACGCCTATCACTCCAGACAAACCTCATCTCAACAGGTCAGGTTCAGGTTGGATACTACGGTTATGGTGCAATCGCTACCAAGATCGCAGCAGGCGCATACCGTTACATGGTTGCATAGTAAATAACTAATCATGGGGGGGCTGCTGCTCCCGGTGGCTCCCCCAGTCGTTTAATAGAGAGGATGTAGAAATGGCTTCAATCGTCACAGTAGCGGAACTAAGGTCTATCCTTGGCGTTTCTACATCCCTTTATAACGATGCTTATTTAACAGATGTTATTGACACAGCTGAGGCAGTCATCTTGCCTATGCTCGTCACTTACGCTTCACCAATATCCCGTGTTGAACTCCAGGATAATATTGCTTATTACACTTGCCTAGGCGAGAACAATTTTTCAGAGGGTCAGAGCGTAATCATCACAGGCTGCGGAACCCCATTCAACGGAACCTTTACAATCTTAGAATCAAGCAATTACGACATCGATACTTATGTCATGAACTCTAATTCTCGAGTATTCGTAGACGGCGTTTATCGTGACTTTAACGGATTTTTCACAGTCTCAATTACTAACGCAGACATCGATGGCCGTAATGTCATCCCTTCAGGCAAGGCTACCCTTTCAGGCGCAGCTACTTATGTCGGAGTCAGCGCAGTCGAGTCAGCAGTCCTAGCAGTCTCAGTAGAAGTGTTCCAATCTCGCATCGCTCCTGGTGGACAGATCGAGGGAATCGATTTTACTAATGTCAGCCCTTACCGCCTAGGGCGCAGTCTCTTTAACCGCGTATCAGGACTCTTAGGGGCATACATCGACACCGATTCAATGGTGCAATAAATGCCAGCCTCAACAATCCTCGACACAGTACGACAGCCACTAGCTACAGCCTTTGCAAGCGTAGCGGGCAATGTCTACGCCTATGTCCCAGAAGCTCCTATGGTGCCTTTCGTAGTGACAGTCCCGGATTCCCCCTACCTCGAATTAGAGACTATTAACAAGTCAACGCTTCACATTAAAATCAATCTTGTAATCTCAGTCGCAGTTGCATATAACAGCAACCCGGCTTCGCTCGATAACCTCGAGCAACTCGTAATAAGTGTTCTGAAGGTGATCCCAGCAGGGTACACAGTCGGAGCGGTTGAAAAACCAACAGTAACTCAGGTCGGGCCTTCCAATGTATTGGTGGCAGATATCAGAGTTTCTACCTACTACACACAAACTAACTAAGGATAAATAATGGCAACCACAGTAATCACAGGTCGCGATATTTCTCTATCTTTCACAGGTGGAACAGATATCGAGGCTCAAGCAACTTCAGCAGTCCTAACTAAGACTAACCTTCGAGAGACATTTCAGACACTTGACGGTGAGGCCTACAAAACCACGAATATCGAAGGCACATTCGCACTTTCAATGCTCGCAGACTGGGGTAAGGCAAACTCAGTATGCGAAGCTCTATGGACAGCAGCAGAGACAGCGCCAGACACAGATATCAGCGTTACTCTTACAGCAGCTACAGGCGCACAGTTCGTGTTCCCAATTATGCCTGAATTTCCAACAGCAGGCGGAGCCGGAACTGATGCTCAGACTGTAGACTTTACATTCAAGGTATCAAAGGGAACAGTCGTAGAGACTTTCTCCTAAACAATAGAAACGGGAGCAAACAAATGCAACAGCAAATAACAATTAAATATATAGACGGAACCGAAACCAGTTACATGGTTCGCCCGCCAGATTACGCCCGCTGGGAAATGGCAACTAAAAAGGTCATTTCTCAGTTCGGCGGAATGTGGGACATTCTTTATGTAGCGCACAGCGCCATGAAGCGTGAAGCAGGCGGTAAGCCGACTAAGACACTCGATGTATGGATGGAATCTGTAGACGATGTTGAAGTAGGTGAAGGAAACCCAAAAGTCATTCAAGAGGAAGCGTAAGCCGACTCTTAGTTGAACTGGCAATAGCCACACAGATTCCAATGGATCACTGGCAAACTGCCGAGGATATTCTCACAGCTATAGAAGTATTGGAGCAGCGTAATGGCAAGTGAACTAGTAGCACTTGACCAGACGGAGTTGCGCCAGGTATTTAAGGCTCTAAAGAATATGGGTGAGGAAGCCAACGATGAGGCCAAGCGCCAATCAGGCGCTCTGGCTGAATTTGCTCGAGATGAAGTTATCCAGAAGGCTAACTCTCTTGCAAGCAATAAGGTAGCAGGCCGAATCGCTCAAGGTTCCAGGGTCAAGAAGTCCAGCCGCATTGGCGAGATTACTTATGGATTTGCTTCTCAGAAATTTTCAGGTGGCGCGACCACTAAGACAATCTGGGGCGGTTCAGAATTCGGATCCAACAAGTTTAAGCAGTTCCCTGTGTGGTCAGGCCGTGAAGGTCGAGGCTCTAAGGGCTGGTTTATCTATCCAACGCTTCGCAAGATTCAACCGCAGATCGTGGCTAGATGGACTGAATCATTCGATAAGATTCTGAAGGAGTGGGGCTAATGGCAACAGGTACAAGAGCGTTAACGCTCAAGCTTCTTGCTGATGTTGATAACTTCACTAAGAACCTCAATAAAGCAGATAACGATGTTGTTTCATTTGGGGATAAGGTTTCAGACTTTGGCAAGAAAGCCGGACTAGCCTTTGCAGCTGCCGGAGCAGCAGCTGTAGCCTATGCAGGCAAGTTAGCCATCGATGGCGTTAAGTCTGCCATTGCCGATGCAGCAGCCCAGGAGAAGTTAGCCCTTACTCTTAAAAATGTAACTGGTGCTACTGATGCTCAGATAGCCGCTACAGAGGATTATATAACCAAGACTTCCCTAGCCTTTGGTGTTACCGATGATGATCTCAGACCATCCCTAGAACGCCTTGCAAGGGCTACTGGAGATGTAGAAAAGGCTCAGAAGCTTCAGACTGTAGCCATCGATGTTGCTGCGGGTTCAGGTAAATCTCTCGAAGCCGTTACCAACGCAATGGCCAAAGCAGCGGAAGGAAATACTGCCGCTCTTTCTAAATTAGGCATTGGACTTACATCCGCTCAGCTTAAAACCATGAGCATGGATCAGATAACAGCCAAGTTGGCTTCGACTTTCGAGAATCAGGCATCTACTCAGGCAGACACATTCCAAGGCAAGTTAAACCGCCTTACTATCGCCTTTGATGAAGGCAAGGAAACAGTCGGAGCTTTCATTCTTGATGCTATTACTCCAATGGTAGAAATCATTGTTAAGAATGTAATCCCAGCAATCCAGGATTTTACTTCTAACCTAGGCGAGAAGCTTCAGCCGGTTATGAAGGTTATCCAGCCAATCATTAACGGCTTACGATCCGCATTTAATTCAGTTAGCGGAGCTCTAAGAGATAACAATGAGGAACTTCAGCCTTTCTATAACTTCATGAAGGCTATTTACAACTTTGCTAAGGATTATTTAGCGCCTGTAATCGGTGAGACTCTTGGCCTGGCCTTTAAGGCTCTAGGTAAGATTATTGCCGGAATCATCGACACCTTTGCAGATTTCATTGACAAGATTAGCAAGATCAAGGGTCTTATTGATGGCATCGCTTCAGCGGGTTCAGCCGTAGGTCGATTTATCACAGGCAGCTCATTCGAGACTGGAGCAGTATCACCATCCGCTCCTATGACTCCTAGCGCACCTTTACAGACTCCTTCGCTTCCTCGCTATATCGCAGCAAGTGCGGGAACTACCAATATCACGGTTAACGGAGCAATCGACAGCGAATCAACCGCTCGCCAGATCGTAGGACTTCTCAACGATTCCTCAGCTCGAGGAACACTCGGTGGCTCAGGACTCGTATTTGTATGACCGCCTATACACCTTCCTATAAAGTCCTAGTTGATGGCATTGAAGTCACAGATGTAACTATCGCTAACCTTACGATTACTTCAGGCAGAACCGATATCAATGTCCAGCCACTAGCGGGCTATTGCCAGTTGCAGTTAATGAACCTCACTAACTCAAGCTATAACTTTACGGTGGGAACTGGCCTAGCGGTAGAAGTAACTAACTCATCCGGAACTTATGTGCCTATCTTTGGCGGTTACATCTCAGACTTTACTATTGCGGTTAATCGAGCCGGTGATCTTGGATATACCACCGTGGCTACTATTACAGCTTTGGGCGCATTATCTAAGTTGCCTAAGATTATCGATAACGGAATCTTGTCCCAAGACTTTGATGGAGACCAGATTTACACACTTCTTTCAGGCTATCTCTTAGGCCAATGGAATGAAGTTCCAGCAGCACAGACTTGGGCTACCTATGACCCGACAGAGACTTGGGCTAATGCCGTAAATATTGGCTTGGGCGAAATTGACCAGCCGGGCGATTATGAACTTATTGCTAGATCATCAAGTAAGACAGACCTTTACACACTTTGCACAGATATCGCTAACTCAGCCTTCGGTGTTCTCTATGAGGATGCAAACGGCAATATTGGCTATGCAGACCAGACTCATCGACAGGATTACCTAGCGGCTAACGGCTACACCACCCTCGATGCTAACCATGCCAACGGATTAGGATTAGCTGCAACTACTCGCGCTGGAGATCTTAGAAACTACTTCAACATCATTTACGATAACAATGGCAACCAGTCATACACGGCTCAAGACACCACTAGCCAGTCTCTCTATGGCACTTATGCAGAATCTTTTACTTCTCGAATTAAAAAGACCGCTGATGCTCAAAGCCTTGCAAATCGCTACATCGAGCTAAGAGCCTATCCGTACCCTAAGTTCCAGAGCATTACCTTTACTCTTGGAAACCCAGAAATTGATAACGCTGATAGAGACGCGCTTATTAACATCTTCCTAGGCCAGCCAGTCTGGATTCAGAATCTACCGCCAAATATTACTGGCGGGTCATTCCAGGGTTACATCGAAGGCTGGACATTCAGGGCAAGCCTAAATAACCTAAGCCTGACTTTCAACGCTTCTCCAATAAACTTCTCCCAAGTTGCGGTAAAATGGGAACAGGTAAATGCAGCGGAGACATGGAACACAATTAACACCAGCCTAACCTGGCTAGATGCGATAGGAGTAGTAGCGTAATGGCAACAACAACCACGAACTTTGGGTGGGATATCCCTCAGTCGACAGACCTAGTAAAGGATGGCGCTACCGCTATCGCTGCACTTGGCCAAGATATCGACACAGCTATGGTCGACCTTAAAGGCGGCACTACAGGCCAGGTATTAGCCAAGGCATCAGGAACAGACCTTGACTTCTCATGGGTCGCTCAAGATGACTCAAACGCTATTCAGAACGCAATCGTGGATGCTAAGGGTGATCTCATTGGCGCAACAGCAGCCGATACTCCAGCACGCCTAGCAGTTGGTGCAAACGGAACCGTTCTAACAGCAGATTCAACAGCTGCTACGGGCTTAGCTTGGGCTGCGCCAGCAAGCGGAAGCCTAACATTGCTTTCTACTACTAGCCTTACAGGTGCTTACACCCTAATCAGCACAATTAATCAGTCATATAAGAATCTTTACATTGAAGTGAGCGGAGTAACGGCTGCGGCAGCAGGTCGTTTTAGGATGTGGCCTAATGACACTACAACACTCAATGGAAATACATCAATTTCATCATTTGAAAATATTAGTTCGACTAAAGATGAACAAAATTATGCTCTTACTGCTGGTTTCAACACTAGTTTATCAGCATCAGACACCACAAACAGCTTTGCGATAACTTGGTATAACTACGCCAGCACAACCGAAAGAAAGCCTTATATTATGACTGGGCGCTTTATTGATGGTAGTGCAACAGGGCGTAATCAACTTGCGTGGGGAGCATTTAAAAATACTACTGCTATTTCAAGTTTCAGAGTTGATAATGATAATGGCAATTTAACCGGCGGCACAGTAAGAATCTACGGAGTGAACTAATGACAAATCCAACTATTAGAATCCATAATACAGAGACCGGCGAAGTTATTGATCGTGAAATGACAGCCAAGGAACTTTCTGACCATAATGCAGAATTGGCTAAAACAGCAGCAATTCACGCTGAAGAAGCAGCTCGCGCTGAGGCTAAAGCTGCACTCCTCGCTAAATTAGGCATTACTGCCGATGAAGCGGCTCTGCTACTGGGATGACCCCAAAATTATGCAAAGCCGGACAACAGTTAAGGCTTCAGATTGATGATTCTTACAGTTCAAGGGATAAGTCCAGCGATGGGTGGCTTGGCGATTACCGTCATTCAACGCGTGCTTCTGACCACAATCCTGATGAACAAGGTATCGTTAGAGCCATTGATATTGACCGGGATTTATCTGGTAAAGCAAAGCCAGACCTCATGCCTGACCTTGCAGATCAGATTCGACTCTGCGCAAAGTCTGACAAGAGAATTAGTTACATCATCTTCAACGGCAAAATTGCTTCCTCTCGCATGGGGTGGCGCTGGCGCAAGTATTCTGGAGTCAATCCGCATACTAAGCATTGCCATGTTTCTTTCACTAAGAAGGGCGATGCAGATGGCTCGTTCTTTAATATCCCAATGATAGGCGGAACTGTATGAACATGAAGAACCCAGCACTCCTTACAGCAGGAGCGTTCCTAGCTGCATGGGGAGCATCTAACTTTGCACTCGATTATCGTTCAGTTCTCTGGGCGGTTCTAGCAGGCGTGTTCGGATACGCAACTCCTAAGAAATAATGAGCGCGGTAGATTACTCGGCTATTGCCGTTGGAATTGTTACTGTCCTTGGCGGCACAGCTGCGTTTTTACAATTTCTAGTTAAGCATTACTTAAATGAACTTAAGCCCAACGGTGGCTCGAGTATTAAGGATCAGGTTAATCGACTGGAAGCGCGTGTCGATACAATCATCGAGCTGTTAGGTAAGTAACACTTTATCTATGGCAAGGAAGCGACCAGTCATAGACTTAGATACTTATAGCAAACTTGATGCTTATTGCATTGCTATGAATGAGTATTACAAGTCATTACGCAGAGCAGGATTCACAGAGACTCATGCCTTCTGGCTTCTCTCTGATCGTGAATCCTTTCCTGACTGGATTATCCCAAACCTACCCAACCGGATAGACAATATCCCATACGAGGATGATGACGAGGACTAATGACAGTCAAAAGAATTGCTTGGATTTCAGATATTCAAGCCCCGTTCTTTCATGAAGCAGCAGTCAAGAATTTAGGCAAGTTTCTTAGGGTCTACAAGCCTCACCAAACTATCTGTATTGGTGATGAAATTGACCTTCCTCAGCTTGGCGGCTTCGCCCAGCCATGGCAAGAGGTAGAAGGCAACATCGATGAGGATCGTAGACTTACTTTAGAGATTCTTGAATATCTTGGTGTCACCGATGTAGTCGGCTCTAACCATGGCGCTCGAGTCTATAAGTCTCTATCTCGCAGACTCCCAGCATTTATGAACCTTCCAGAGCTGCGCTATGACAAGTTTATGGGTTATGACAAGGCTGGGATTAAATACCATCCCAATGGCTTCGACTTTGCTCCAGGCTGGCACACTTGCCATGGAGACGCCTTCCCATTATCCAATAAGCCGGGTCAAACGGCCTTAAATGGGGCTATGCGGATGGGTAAATCCATCGTGTCGGGTCACACGCACAGACTTGGGCTATCTGCCCATTCTGAGGCCTCTGGGGGGCGCTACGGGCGCATTGTATGGGGAGTCGAAGTAGGAAACCTAGTAGACCTTTCAAGCCCTGGAATGGGCTATACCAAGGGTTATGCCAACTGGCAGATGGGATTCGTAGTAGGCACATTGCATGGCAAGCGATTCACGCCTGAACTTATCCCAATCGACCCTAGAGATGGCTCATTCATTTATCAAGGCAAGCGTTATGGATGATTTATATGTCGACATTAAACGCACAATTGACGATCAGGTGGATGAAACAGAATTGTTACCGTTTCGTTATCTAAATCTAATCGACCAAGAGCTGCCACTAGGGTAACTTTCTCTTAGTGCCGAAATACGGCGCGAAGGGAGCAAGATGATTACCAATCACGATCACATAGTTCTAATCTCAATGCTTATCGGGTCATTGCCTGGATTCTTAATTGGATACGCTAAAGGCCATGAACACGGCAAGATTCAGGGCAAGATAAATGCCCGCCGCCTTATCAAGGCACAAACCCAGCACCAGGTGAATCGATGATTGCCGGTGACTACCTCAACGAAGCGAGAGCTATTATCCAGGACAGAGGACTTGATTACGGTCACCCGTCAGACAATATGTCAAGGACAGCCGCACTTTGGAGCGCATACCTCGAAATGCCAGTTACGGATTATCAGGTGGCAATGTGTCTGGCATTGGTCAAAATCGCAAGGTCAATGGAATCTCCAAAGCCAGACAATTACATCGATGGCGCAGCGTACTTCGCTATAGCCGGACAACTGCACACAGAGGAGAATGAACTATATGTTTAATTTAGAGGATTACGAGACAGTCGAGGAACGATTAGTTAAATACTGGAAGGATCACCCAGATGGTCAGATTCATACGAAGTTGCTGGATTCAACTGCTACTCGGTTTATCGTTGAAGCTAGTATCTATAGAACTGAAGCAGACTCTAGGCCTTGGACAACTGGCCTTGCTGAGGAAACAGTCCAGGGTCGGGGAGTTAATGCTACTTCTGCCCTTGAAAATTGCGAGACAAGTGCGATTGGCCGCGCACTCGCAAATGCAGGCTACGCTACTAAAGGAAAGAGAGCGTCTCGCGAGGAAATGTCTAAAGTTGCAGCAACGCACCAAGTAAAGGAAAGCATCGAGCAAGTAAAGGCTAAGATGGCTGATACATCGAGGGAGTATGTCCCAGTACCGAAAGAAAGTGATCCATGGACAGTAGAAGTGACAGCGCCGGTTCAGACTATGGAGCAAGCAGTAGAGATGGTGAAGGATGTCCTTGGTGGCACTCCAGTAGACGAGAGCTGTATTCATGGTGCTCGGATATGGAAAACCGGAACTTCTAAGGCGGGTAAGGCTTGGGGAATGTGGAAATGCACCGCAGCTATAACTCGAGATATGCCTGGTGGAGATGCAAAGCCTTGTGATCCAATCTGGTACGAGATTAGCAAAGATGGAACATGGAAGCCACAGGTGAATCGTGGGTAAATTATATTTCCAAAATCAAGATAACGAGTGGGAGCAATTCCCAACAGATCAAGAACTTTACATGGCTCGACAGTCAGCCCATGATTTACAAGCTCTAGGCTTCGCCATTATCTGCCAGTTATGTAATGAACCCCCAACAGTCTCTCAAATCAAGCTGAGAGCCTTACAGAACTCTTGGAAGTGTGACAAGTGCGGCACTATGAATTCAGCAGGCAAGGCATGAGACACACATATAACTTTCAATCATCTTGGGGATATACCAACTGCTCAATCTGCGATGCATATCGATTGTGCAATGAGTATCTTCGAGATGATGGATTAGTGGTCTGGTTATGTAGTGCTTGTGAGAACACACTTCACTTATGACAAGACACAGAAAAGACCGAGGCTTTCGTACTGAGCGAGTAGTTGTCTCCTATCTACAGACTTGGTGGAGAAGCGCGAGCATCGGCAGAGGTGCGGGCAAGGATATTTATAATGTCCCGTTCGACATTGAAATAAAGGCTCGTTCTGAGTTCTCACCTCTGGCATGGATCAAGCAAGTCGAGAAAAGGTCGCAAGGCAAAGAGCTAAGCGCCGTGGTGTGTCGAATGAACGGGCAAGGAGAGGACTGCAGCCAGTACCTCGCGTTTATGAGATTTCAAGACTTGGTTGATTTATTGCTCAGAGCCGGTTACGGAGATATCAATAAAGATTCGGTAGAATTAGTTCCTGAGAGATGCACTAAATGTGGATCGTGGAAGTTAGAGGATGTGCCATGCCGCACTTGTCAGGGCTGAACTAATGCCTATATACGAATTCGAATGTACCAACGAAGAGTGCGAGGCTAACTTGCGCTACGAGAAGGAGTTATCGATCCATGAACCACATTCCGTTAAATGCCAGTTCTGCCATTCAGACATGGCCAAAATCTATTCAGTCCCTAACATCCAGTTCAAGGGAAGCGGCTTCTACAGCACCGATTCCTAGGGCTTATATGCCGCCTAGTGCTACAGATGACTGGGCTACACCTAAATCCTTCTATGACAAGCTAAACGAGGTTCATGACTTTGACCTCGATGTAGCAGCTTCCAGCACTAATCATTTATGCGATGACTGGTATGGCTTAGACCACCCGGATGAGTCAAGGAAAAACGGTTTAGAGGCCGAATGGTACGGCCATGTATGGTGCAACCCACCTTATGGTCGAGGTATCTATGACTGGGTTCTAAAGGCCTCTCAGCACCATGATTTAGTGGTGATGTTGCTACCAGCTAGAACAGACACTAAATGGTTTCATGATCTAGTTCTGCCTAATGCAGAGGTCACATTCGTTAGAGGTCGCATTAAGTTTGGAGCAGGATTAGCTTCAGCGCCATTCCCATCGATAGTAGTGGAGTTCCCATGCTGCGGATAGATAGTTACACACAGCCTGTGGATAACTTTGTACAAAACATCACAACACGCTCAGGACACGCCCAAGTTATACACATGCTTGACACCCTCGGTACACTCTTGGCTAGAGCCCTCAGGGGCTCAGGGCGGGCGCTTAAGCGGATAGCCCGCCCGGTAGCAATCGTTATTGGGATATCTCTATGCTTACCCATGAGTCACGCATCAAGTGGCTCAATAGAAGCAATTGATCCAAAAGATTATGTACGATTTACATTGGATAAAAGAGAAGCTAAATGCCTATCAAGGCTTATAGGTAAAGAATCTGCTTGGAATCATAAAGCAGTAGGTAATCTAGATAGTCCTACTAAGAGCTATGTTTATGGACTATTACAGTTGAAGAACCCTATAGTCAAGGACAAGTCACCTATTGAACAGATACACTATGGACTTAAATATATAGATCATAGATATCAAGGCGATACCTGCA